CGCTACGAGGAGTTGACGGCTGCCCCTGCGGGCGCAGAAGGCCCCGGCGAGAATGCTGGCCTGTATGAGCCGGCCAAGATGCTGAATCGGCTGTTTGGCTTGCTGGGCGTGTGGCCTGGGGTTGATCCGCAGCAAGCGGCTCGTGAGTCGGTAGAGCGCGCGCGAAAAGAAGAGCGCTAGCAGATCGGGCGGCCAGCAGTTGCCGTCCATCGCTGCGGGTGGACTCTTGCACCAGGGCCTGGACGAGAGCTAGGTGCGAGGGTTGAGCGATTACAGGGGTCATGGCGTTTCTCTTCGTGGCTAGACGAGGTGTTGCGCTGTGGTGTGTGGGCAATGATGGTACGCAAAAGCGTACTAGTCAATGGAAAAGTACGCTTATGAGTTCCATTGGGGAGCGACTCAAAGAAGAGCGCGAGCAGCTTGGGTTTAACCAGACGGCCTTTGGGGCAATTGGTGGGGTGCAGAAACAGGCGCAGCTCAAGTACGAGAAGGGAGAGCGCTATCCAGGAGCGGACTATCTCGCTGCGGTCGCGAAGGTAGGAGCAGATGTTCAGTACATCGTCACCGGAGTCCGGTGCCCAGACTCGTTATCGGATGACGAGTCCGAGCTGGTGGCTCGTTTCCGCAAGGCGCCCCTGGCAGTGAGGGCGTCCACCCTCGCTGGATTGGATGCGGGGGCAAAGCAGGTATTCCACGGAAATGTGGGTCAGGTGGTGGAAGGTTCCATCACCAACGAGACAGGCGTGTCGTTCAATTTCGGGGTCAAGAAGACCAAGGAGTAAGCCATGAGTCAGGACTTCCATGGCGACGTAGGCCAAGTGGCCGCAGGGGATATCAATAACAGAGGGGGCAACACCCATCTTGAACTGAATATTCATGGCGACAACCAAGGAAATATCAACCTTGGCAACCAAATCTTCGAGGTGCGCCAGGGAAAAGAACCCCCACGGATTGGCAGTGGCCGTGAGCGCCTTTGCCCTCAATGTGAAAAGCATACATGGCGCTTTAATCAGCTATGTATGCACTGCGATTACGACCTCCGTCGGCATGACGAAGTTGTCGCTCATGAGGAGCAAATAGAGCGCCAGCAGGCCCTCCAGAAAAGGTTGATGATGATTTTTGGTGTGGCCTTTACCGCCGCTCTCGGGCTTTTCTACGTGAAGCAATATTTACCGGAGTGGCTCCAGTCATGGGTATTCGGTCTTGCCATCGCTTGTGGAGTCATTGCCTTTATCGCCATGAAGGCGGGGGAAAACACAAAGTAATGGGGGCGCTATGAGAAATGGAGTTCTGGCACTGGCCATCGGGGTACTGGCTGCTTGTGGTGGAGAAGCACCGAAACAACCGGCTGTATTCAGTGTGAGCACAAAGGATGAACTGGTCCTGACATCACTTCCTTCTATCCGTCAGGCCTGCCCTGGCCTGGACAAGTACGCAGGTAGTTTCCAGAACGCTCGCGTGGAGGAACAGTTCCGCACATCCATAGTCTTCGATATCAACGAGCGTAACACTATCCCCGAGTCCTATAAGGCAGGCGGCCACAGTTGCTTCGTTGAGATCGAGAAGGACGGCAGTGCCATCCTGATTGAGAAGAAGGCGTGCAAGTCGGTCTGCCTTGATCGGCTGGACACCCCAGACGGGCAGCTCAAGCTTCCCCTCGTATCTGCGAAGTAACTTCAACACGGAGCACCAGGAGTTTTGTGATGTCCAACAACAGTCGAGACAATGGCCGCGAGAAAAGCGATAGCGGCAGTGATCGTTCCATTAACCATGATCAAGGGCGTAGTCGGGACAGTGATCTGACTTACAGCGAAGAAAGACACAAGGATCACTACGTTGTGGATACACTCAAGCCGCCACCCAGGCCAGGAAGGAGTAATAGTGATGGGGACAGCAACAGATGATCTTGAAGACCGTTGGTACGCCATGCTGTTCAGCGTGCGACGGTCAGTCCGTTATCATCAGCGCCGCCGAGCCTTCTTCGACCGTCTGGACCAATTCTCCAATATGTTGTCGGTGATATTCGGTTCGGCGGCGATCTACGGCATCCTGGAGAAGGACTACCAGGCTGTGGCGCTCACTGCCTCCGCGCTAGTAACCGTTCTAGCCTCGATCAATCTGGTAGTTGGTAGTGCCCGGCGCGCTCGCGAGCACAGTGATTTCTCGCGGCGCTACGTTGAGCTGGAAAAGCGAATGATTGGGCAGCCGGATGAGAAGGTCTTGCACCAGATCACGACGGAGCGCCTCAGCATTGAGGCCGAAGAGCCGCCTGTGCTGCATGTACTCAATACCATCTGCCACAATGAGATGATGCGCGCCATGGGCTACAAGAAAGAGGAACTGGCCAAGATCGGTTGCTGCCAACGTCTCTTCGCCCAGTTGTTCGACTTCCGCGAGCACGTCATCCACTAGCTCTTTAAACCCGATTAAAAGCCCTCCCGCAGCACGCCGCCGATCATGGCGGCGTGTTCGTTTCGGCGCCCGCACGGCGCCAACCTGCAGGAGGCGCCATGCGACCCGACACCCCTCGCGGTATCCGCAACTACAACCCCGGCAACATCGAGCGCAATGCCACGCGCTGGCAGGGCATGGCCCTGGACCAGGCCAGTGACTCGCGCTTCGTCGTCTTCAGTGGCTCGACCTGGGGCATCCGGGCCATCGCCCGAACCCTGATCACCTACCAGGACAAGTACGGCCTGCGCACCGTGCGCGGGATCATCAAGCGCTGGGCGCCGGCCCACGAGAACAACACCGCCGCCTATGTGGCCTCCGTGTGCCAACGCCTGGGCGTAGGCCCGGACGATGTCATCGACGTATACGACTACAGCACCATGCTGGAGCTGGTACGCGCCATCATCCGCCACGAGAACGGCGCCGGTCCGCTGCCCGGCGGTGACTGGTATGGCGAGCCGCTGCTGGCCGAGGGGCTGAGCCTGGCAGGCATCCTGCGCGGCGTCCGCCACGGGGAGCAGCCGGCATGAGGCCCATCGACGACTGGCGCCGCTGCCACAAGCTCTGGAGCGTGCAGCTTTCCGCAGCCCTTGCACTGCTCAGCTTCGCCCAGCTCACCATTCTGCCCATGTGGGAGGCACAGCTTTCGCCACGCGCCTTCGCCACCTGCAGCAGCGTGCTGGCCACGGCCGTGTTCATCGCCCGGCTGATCCGGCAGGAGCACCCGGAACAAGGGGGCCAGGGATGATGTTGTTCGCCAGGTGGGCCACGGCCCTCATCTCTGCGGCAGGTCAGGCGCTCCGGCGCTGGCAACTTCCCCCGGTGCGCACCCTGTACCTGAGCCCTACGCCTCCCGAGCGTCTGGGCCGGAGCGGTGCTGCGGCAATCAAGCGCCACTCCCGCAAGCTGCGGAATCGCAGGAGGCATCGTCATGGGCGGGCTTGAGCGGCTTCCGGCCGGCTTCATCGCCGCGTCGGCGGCCTGCCTCATCAGCGCGGTGGCCGCAGGCTCCATCGGCTATGGCATCGGCTTCCGCTATGCCCACGCCCTGGGCGCAGCTGAGCTGGAGAAGCTGCGTAGTACCCATGCCCAGCAGGCGCAGCAGGTAGCCGAGCAAAACAGCCTGCAGCTTCAGCAGCAGGTGACCAGGGCCAACCAGGCCGAAGCTCGGATGCTCGAACAGCAAGGGCAGATCGCGGACTACCAACAGCAGCTCCAGGAGCGCATTCCCCATGTCACCACTCGCTACCTGCCGGCACCTGATGCGGCGCCGGTTGCCATCCCTCGTTGTGTTTTTACTGCTGGCTGGTTGCACGACTACAACGCCGCCCTTGGTGTGCCCAGCGCCGAAACCGACACCACTGCCGCCGGCCCTGCTCAAGCGCCCGGGGCCGCCGCCGACGCTGGTGCCGAACTTCTGGAAAGCGGCGTCACTCCCGCCGACATCCTGGCTCACGCCATCGCCTACGGGAAATGGGCCCGGGGCAACCTCGCCCAGCTCAACGCGCTGCTCGACCTGCACGAAGGGAACTAGCACATGGATGTTGTAGACCTCTGCTCCGAACACAACGACTTCACCGAAGCGGCGTTGGAGGCTCACCTGTCGGGCCGACAGCAACGCTCCGGTCCTTCCGCCTACCGCTGCGAAGAATGCGGCGATGCCATCCCGGAAGAGCGTCGCCGGGCTGAGCCCGGTACGCACCACTGCGCGCTATGCAAGGCCACCCTGGAACATCTGCAGAAGCGAGGGATGCGATGAACATCGAGTTTCAACTCTGGCAGCTGATCCTGCTGCTGCTCTCGTTTTTCGGCTTTGTCGCTGGGGCCGGCAGGTTGCTGCTGACGCAGATCGACAAACGCCTCGACCTGCGCTTCGAGCTGATGGAGAAGGCCCGCCAGGAAAGTAGCGACCATTGGGACGAGCGCTTCAGCCTGATTCTGGCCCAGCACAAGGAAGAAACCGCAACGGTTCGTCGCCTGGAGCGTGACCTGATGAGCCTGCGCGCCGAGCTGCCCGAGCGCTATGTCCGGCGCGAGGACTACATCCGTGGGCAGACGGTGATCGAGGCCAAGATCGACGCCGTCGCCCTGCGCATCGAAAACATCCAATTGAAGGGGGTGACCCGTGATTGACCAGGCCCGTATCCGCCGCGAATCACTGCGCTGGTATCTCATCCTGGCGCTCAACAATGCTCGCCCGCAGGAGATCTGCGAGGAGGTCATCCAGTCGACCATGCGGGCGATCTACCCGGACGCGACCCCCATGGAAGTTCGTCGTGAGCTGGACTACCTGCAGGGCCGCGAATTGGTGAACCTGCGCAAGGAACCGTCCGGGCGTTGGTGGGCGGACTTGACCCGTTACGGCGTCGACATCGCCGAATACACCCTCGACTGTGAGCCGGGCATCGCTCGGCCCGCACCGTACTGGGGCTGATCGCCATGTCGCTGCAGGTACCGCAACTGCCCGCCGAGGTGGGCACCTGGCTTGCCAAGGCCTTTGGTGGTAACGCAGAGCACTACCAGTTGCTGGCCGATACGGCACAGCAGCATGGGTATCTGCTCAGTTCGCCCCTGGAACTGGGCGAAGGTCGCAACAGCGTGGACAAGCTGCCAGCAGCCGTTCGTAGCTGGCTCGATAGAGCGCTTATCGCAGGTAACTTCAGCGGCTATCGGTTGTTGGAGGACGAGCTGCGCGAGCGCGGCTACAGCATCAGCAAGTCATCCCTGCAGCGCTATGGCAAGAAGATCGAACGGCGCATGGCGGCAATCAAGGCCAGCACCGAGGCAGCCAAGCTGATCAGCGAAGGCGCCCGCGACGACCAGGATGCCCGCTCCGAGGCGGTGATCGCCCTGGTACAGACCGAGTTGTTCGAGACCATCGTCAACCTACAGGAAGCCAGCGATGTCGAAGATCCGGCCGAGCGCATCGGCTTGCTCTCCAGCGCTGCCAAGAACATCGCCACGCTCACCCGCGCCAGCGTCGCGCAGAAGCGCCACGCGGCCGATGTGCGCCAGGCTGCCCGCGAGGAGCTGCTGCGCGAGCAGGCTGCCGAACTGGACAAGACCGTCCAGGCCGGTGGGATGGACGAGGAACAGGCCATGTTCTGGCGTAAGAAGTTCCTGGGGGTTCAATGACCGCCCCCGCCGTCAAGCCGTCATCGAGCACGCTACGCGTCGTTGAATGGGATGATCTGCCCGCTCGGGCCAAGGCCATCCCCTTCAGCTTCAACCCGCTGGCTGCCGGCATCCTCATGGAGCACCAGGTCGACTGGCTGCGTATCCAGGCGCAGATCAAGCTGTGCGAGAAAGGTAGGCGGACAGGGATTACCTTCGCCGAGGCTCTGGATTCGGTGATCACCGCGGCCTCTCGCAAGAGTGCGGGCGGCATGGACGTGTTCTATATCGGTGACACCAAGGAGAAGGGCCTGGAGTTCATCGGCTATTGCGCCAAGTTCTCCCGGGTGATCGCCGAGGCCCAGGCCTCCGGTGTCAGCGAGATCGAGGAGTTCCTGTTCGAGGACCAGGACGAGTCCGGCAACACCCGCCAGATCAATGCCTACCGCATCCGCTACGCCTCCGGCTTCAAGATCGTCGCGCTGTCCAGCAACCCGGCCAACCTGCGCGGCCTGCAGGGCAAGGTGATCATCGACGAAGCCGCCTTCCACCGTGACGTGGCAGCCGTGCTCGATGCGGCGACCGCGCTGCTGATCTGGGGCGGTCGGATCGTCATCATCAGCTCGCACAATGGCAAGGCCAACGCCTTCAACCAGATGGCCACCGACATCCGAGAAGGCCGCTATGGCGATGATGCTGTCGTCTTCAAGGCCACCTTCGACGATGCCGTAGCCAATGGGCTCTACGAGCGCGTGTGCTTCATGAAGGGCGAGGAGCCAACGGCCGAAGGCAAGGAGGCCTGGTACAAGAAGATCCGCAACGCCTACGGCCCGCGCAAAGCGCAGATGCGCGAGGAGTTGGACGCTATCCCTCGCGATGGTAATGGCGTATGCGTACCAGGCGTCTGGATCGAAGACGCCATGCGCGAAGGCCGTGAAGTACTTCGCCTGGCCTTGCCTGACGACTTCACCCAGCAGGCCGTGCATCGTCGTGACGCCTACGTCGAAGAGTGGATCGAGCGCCACCTGGTCCCCGTGGTCCAGCAGCTTGACCCGGAGCTGCGCCATTACCTGGGCATGGATTATGCCCGGCACCGCGACTTCTCCATCATCTGCCCGATGGCCGTCGACCAGGCCCGCCACCGCGACGTGCCCTTTGTGGTGGAGATGCACCGCGTACCGGCCCGCCAGCAAAAGTTGGTGCTGTTCTACACCTTGCGCCGGCTGCCGCGCTTTGGGGGCGCCGCACTGGACGCCTCGGGCAACGGCGAGACACTGGCCGAGGACACAGCCGATGAATTCGGCTGGAACCGCATCCACCAGGTGAAGCTGTCCCGGGCCTGGTACGGCGCCTGGATGCCCAAGTTCGTGAGCCTGTTCGAGGACGGTACCATCTGCATGCCGAAGGACGACTCGCTGCACCAGGACGTTCGCGCCATCGAGACTGTCGATGGCATTCCCATGGTGGTCAAGGCCCGCCAGCAGGACCTCAAGGACCCCGATCTATACCGTCACGGCGACTTTGCCGGTGCCGCGGCTCTGGCCAACTTCGCCGTGCTGGAGGGCAGCGCCGGCCCGGTCACCGTCAAATCCCGCCGCCCTCGCGCGGCCACTCGAATCATCCAGGGATACGCATGAGCAACAGCAAAGGCCTGTGGGTGAGCCCCACCGAGTTCGTCCGCTTCGCTGAACCGAAGCGCGAGAAGAGCCTCACCGAGCATATCGCCAGCCGAGGTCGCAGCTTCGACGCGCAGGCCTTGGGTATGTACCTGCCCAACCCCGACCCGATCCTCAAGGTCCAGGGCAAGGACATCAAGGTCTATCGCGACCTGCGCAGCGCCGCCCTGGTCGGCGGCAATATCCGCCGCCGCAAGGCGTCGGTGCTGGCTCTGGAGCGCGGGCTGAAGCGTGGCCAGGCTCCCGCCCGGGTGGAGCGGTTCATCCGCGACTGGCTGGCCGATCTGGACCTGGACCGCATCATTCGCGAGCTGCTGGACGCGCCGTTGTTCGGCTACCAGCCGGTGGAGCTGATGTGGCGCCCGGTGGGCCTGAACCTGGTTCCCGAGGATCTGCTGGGCAAGCCGGCCGAGTGGTTCCTCTATGACCAGGACAACAACCTGCGCTTCCGGGCTCGCGATGCTGGCATCCAGGGCGAGTTGTGCGACCCGCAGCGCTTCGTCGTCGCGCGCCAGGATGCCACCTACAACAACCCCTATGGCTTCGCCGACCTGTCGATGTGCTTCTGGCCGGTGGTGTTCATGAAGGGTGGCCTGAAGTTCTGGGTGCAGTTCACCGAGAAGTACGGCAGCCCCTGGCTGATTGGTAAGCACCCGCGTGGCGCCGTGACCAGCGAAACCGACGCCCTGCTCGATAGCCTGGAGGCCATGGTGCAGGACGCCGTGGCGGTAATTCCTGACGACTCCAGCGTCGAGATCAAGGAAGCGGCCGGCAAAGGCGGCAGCGCGGACGTGTACCGCGAGTTACTGATGTACTGCCGCAGCGAGATCAACGTGGCGCTGCTTGGCCAGAACCAGACCACCGAAGCCACGGCCACCCGCGCGAGTGCCCAGGCCGGGCTGGACGTCACCGACGATATCCGTGATGGCGACGCCAGCCTGGTCATGGCCACCGTCAATACCGCGGTGCGCCTGGTGGTGGACCTCAACTTCGGGGAAAACGTCGCGGCGCCGGTGTACGAGCTGTGGGAGCAGGAGCAGATCGACAAGACGCTGGCCGAGCGCGACAAGAACCTGGTCGACTCCGGCGTGCAGTTCACCCCGGCCTACTGGAAGCGCACCTACAACCTGCAGGAGGGAGACATCGCCGAACAGGCGCCACCCGCTGCCGAGTTCGCAGAGCCCACTGTCCGCCCGCTGCTCGACCAGCACGCCCTGGACCAGGTCATCGACGGACTCTCCGCCGAGCAGCTCCAGGAGCAGGCCCAGGAAGCGCTGCGCCCGATCCTCGACGCCCTGCAGCGCGGGGCAGATGAAACCGAGGTGCTGGGCCTGCTGGCTGAAACCAGCCCAGACCTGGACGCGAAGGCGCTCCAGGAGAAGTTGGCGCACCTGATGTTCATTTCCGCTGTCTGGGGCCGCCTGGCGGCCGCGGCCGACCGGGAGGACTGATGGCCAAGCCGGTTAACCCTGTCGACCTGCAGGCCATCCTCGGCCTGGAGCCCGCGGCAGCCATCGAGTACCTCAAGGGCAAGGGCTACCAGATCACCTGGGACTGGCAGGAGATGCTCGACGAGGCCCACGAGAAGGCCTTCACCGTGGCCAAGGCCATGCGTCTGGACCTGCTGTCGGACATCCGCGCCGCCCTGGAAACCTCCCTAGAGAAGGGGCAGACCCTCAAGCAGTTCGTCACCGAGCTGCAGCCGGTGCTGGAGGCGCAGGGCTGGTGGGGCAAGCAGGTCATCGTCGATAGTCAGGGCAACGGCGAGCTGGTGCAGCTCGGCAGCCCACGCCGGCTGAAGACGATCTACCAGGCCAACCTGCAGAGCGCCTACATGGCCGGTCGACGGGCCGAGCAGGAAGCCACCGTCGACACTCACCCATACTGGCAGTACGTGGCCATCCTCGATGGCAAGACCCGGCCCAGCCACCGCGCACTGGCCGGCAAGGTCTATCGGGCGGACGACCCGATCTGGAAGGCTATCTACCCGCCCAACGGCTTCAACTGCCGCTGCCGCGTGGTTGCCCTGTCCGAGGCGGCCATGAAGCGGCGCAAGCTCACCCTGGTGTACAGCGCTGGCACGGTACGCACCGAGACCGTCGAGGTTGGGGTGAACAAGCGCACCGGCGAGATCCGCACGGCCGAGGTCACCGTGGTGCGCACCACCGACGCCGCTGGCAAGCCGGTGCTGTTCCGTACCGATCCCGGGTTCAACCATGGGCCGGGCGAGGGCCTGGCCG